TTCGGTCTTTTTATGATTTGCTACGGACATTCCCTGACAAGGTGGTGTAGCTATTACAACATCAATATCTTTAATACTTTCTTTCTTTTTATAAATATCTATTTCATTAAAAAGTCTAGTCATTATTTCCGGATCTGTAATATCCCCAACAATATATCCGCTCTCATATTTACACTTTTTATTACAACGCTGCACATTCATTCTTCGCTCGACTAACTCATTACTAACGACACAATCGAACCCGTTCTTTTTAAAGCCAAAGCATCCAACTCCAGCACTACTGAATAATGACACATATGTTAATTTCCTGTTATCCATCGTGGTGCCACACTCCTTTTCATTTTATTGATTATTGGGTGATTAGCTTTGAAGTCAACAATTACTCTAACCTTTAAAAAACATTATAGCATAAATTTCTATTCAGTTCGATACTTTTTTATCTACAGATAAATTAATTTAAAAAAATCATCAGTATTATAATAACTAAGATAAGAATGCTTAAAAATAAAAAAGCCCCCTCTCTAAGCGCGTATACACTTAGTGAGGGAAACTATATCATTTAATATTCACTTACAAAAATCCGCCTACATTATTGATTCTTCTGTTTTCACTCATACAAACCTTGTTTGTCCCATCAAGATTAAAGATGAAACTACCCCCGCCATCCACTTTAATAGCATCGGTAAATCCAGCAGTTTTTTATAAATTTTTTGTATACTATATGTACAAAACTATAAACATTATATTGTGATATAATCGAACAAAACGAACAACCGAAAAGAGACCGTCCCAATAGGACTAATTTTAAATCATAAAGGGACGGCTTATTTTATACTTACTATTCTATTTATCAAACACTCCAGTTCTATCTAAAATAACTAAGGTTCTCATCATGCTATCAGGCAAATTCAAATCGCTTTCCGATGCTCCAGCATACAACTTCTTATTTAATAGCTTTTGAATCGTGGCCTTTGCATAATCAGGTAAATCCTTTGTGTAATGATATACTTTCTCTTGGTTCTGTTCAATTAAATTTTTCAATTCCTCATATTGACCCATTGTTAATTCCTCCTCATTTGATGCAATTGTAGTAGTGACTAATCTTTTTTTGAATGCTATCCATAAGCTTTCATTTCGTACCCACGGTTCGGGGCATGCTTTGTGCGTCACATCGTAGTGCCGGACGACATTATCAACCGACACACCATATTTTTTCATGAGAGATTTGACGAGTTCGACCGTATTTGTCACAGTAGCATCTGTGATAATATAATTACCACTCTTGTCTTTATCAGAACACATCTCAACGCCCAAGCTATTATCATTACGACAATATTTGTGATAATAAGTGCCCTTAGTGCCGCAATGCCATGCTACATCACAATCATTAACGCATTGCCACACGCTTTTTTCATCAACAAAATAGTGGGCAGATGCACCCCTGTCGGCACTTTTAAAATAATTAGTATTGCTTTGCGCCGTATCACCGTTGTTACTTGTAAAATGGACTACAATATATTTTATACGGCTTGTTTTGCCTTCTTTCGTTAAGTTTACCGATGTTAAATTCTGCTGTATTTGCATTCTATTCGCCGCCCTTTAAACTATTTTTATAAAGGTCTGCTTTAATTGCCGCTAAGGAAAAACTATTATTTTTCCACCAGCTCCATGCAGACGCACACACGGTTAAGATTACAGTAACGCCTTGGTACACTTGGTCATCGCTCCATGGTAGTGGGTTTTTACCCATAACGGTCAACACTTGATTTAATAGTGCCACCGATAACACCACCGTTCTTGCGATTGTGCTTTGGCTTGCTGCCATTTTTTCTGTTGTTACCATTATACCATACCTCCTCAAAATTATATTATGAAATGTAGTCAAATGACGACTGTCAATTAAAGTATTAATGCAATATGTATCCCAATGCGTAGCTGACTACTGCTGTTATTACCGTGGTTAAGATGACGTCCCACCGCTTACCAGGCTTTTGCTCGATTGTATCAACACGGCATTTCATTTCGCTCAAATCCTCGCGCATAAGCCGCGTCTCCGTTGCGAGTGTATACACGCTCTCCGTTAATTTATCAACATCATCTATACGCTTATGAGCCTGCTTTGCCGACTGCTCAACCGCTGTTATGCGCCCCTCAAATTCTTTTATAACATCATCATTCATCCCTTTTTCTCCTATCAAAATAAATTCCCCTTCAGACAATAAAAAAACAACCTTTCGGTTGCTCTATCCATCATGTATGCAGTTCATATTTCTGCCTCCCTATACGGTCACGCTAACCTGCAAGCTATTAATCTGCTCCCTTATCGCCTGTCTGGTAGCATGTAGACTTGCCATATCATAAGGAATCGTCTGCCCGGTTAACTGATACTCTGAACACTTGATGATTTGATAATCTGTTTCGGCAAGTTCTGCTTTTAGGGTTTCAATCGCTTTTGCGTTTTTGTAGGTTTCTCCCTGATTAAAAGCAATCATGGCAGCATCATAAGAATCAAACTCCAAACCATCTATCCACTCATTTGCCGTTTGGTCAACGGTTGTGGTCATGAATGAAATACCTCTATCTGTTAACGATTGCTCAACTTGGATTTTGTGCTCGTCTGATATTAATCCCTCTTGAAACTCAACCTCGTTTTCTGTGTAAGTTGTGGTATACCTGTACAGTTCAACTTTATTTCCAGTCATTCTAAACATATTCATTTTACTACCCCCTAACTAATTTTGTTATTGACTAATGTGTTGGATGTGCCACCACCAGATGTGACATCTTTTCCAAAAAGCATATTGGATGAAATGAGATTATAATTGTTTCCCGTACTAGCCAAGTAAATGGTATACATTGACGATGTGTACGTTCCATTATATGTGCAAGAATTACTGGAAACATTGTTATAGGTAGAAGAAGTGAGTTTAATTCCTATATTACAACCGTTGCATGTATTTCCTGTTATCGTTGAATAACTAGCACTTTGCAAATTAATTCCACCAGTATTTGCAGCAGTGCCAGTAACAACATTATTCGAAATAGTATTACTCGTTCCAATACACCATATACTTCCGGTTAGGCAAATGCAATTTGTAATGATATTTTTTGAGCCGCTACATACAATCCCACGATTAGAACTGGTATAGGTGACATTAGAAATCCTATCGTAACTTCCTGACACATATATTCCATCCGTATCGCTTGTTATATAAAGATTCGTAACTGTACAGTGACTAGCTGTAACACATATAACATCATTAATATCAACAGTCATACCTGACCCTACGAGTCGAGTCGAATTTCCCATACCAGAAATCGTGACATTTGCCTTATTTATCGTGATGTATCCAATATTATTGTTGATTGCATATACACCGTCAAGCAGTACAATCTTGCCGCCAGTACTCGGCAAGGCAGCGATTGCCGCGTTTATTTCTACTTGGTCGTCCACGCCATCACAAAGGTAGTCGCAATTTTTATGAACACCTGATTTACCAACCACAAGCGTCTGCGATGACCGCATAGCCGAAAGCGCCCCATCGATGATATCGGCGTTTGCATTAAAAACACTGATATCGTAAAATTCCTCCGCGAGAGGTTTCGTTAAGTTATAATTCGTTGTTTTATTTGCCATTATAGCACCTCATTTCTTATTTGATTATGTGTATAAGCTTTTAACTGATTATACGTCAATTTGCTAATCGTCTTGTGCTGGTTATACATAACCGATATGTTGATCATTAAATTAGCGGGGCACATTTGCTTTAAAAGATTAGAGACCTGATTGTAATTCTTTACATTCGATACAGCAATTTTCACAGCGATGGTAAACGCGCTATTATTAAGCATAATCTCATATGCTTCGCCGTTGTTTCCTTTATCTGAACATATCTCATTAAGTTTGTCGCGCAAGGTATTCATCGTGTAAGGAATATTATTTTTCCAAAGTAGTGACAAACGAAATCGGCGTTCCTCTAGCGTATCGTCTGAGAGTGGCTGCAAACCGTACATTTTTTCTTGATAGGCAATACTGTACTCGTCCGCTGTGTCCAAAAACATGTTACCCAGCACTCTGTCAATCCGACTATTTAAGCCGTCAATTTCCATCTGTTCGGCTGCCATTATATATTTTAGCTCTCTAAACTCTTTTAAAAAATCCGGCAGGTAGTCAATGAGCTGTCTACTGTCCATTAAAAGTCCCCCTTATGGGTATTTGCGTTTGGGAAAGTTCTAAATTCTTCGCCAAAGTGTTTATCGTCACATCCGAAACGTCGAGAATTCCGTCGATACTAAGTAGTTTTGTTTCGATTTGGCTTATGCGAATAACGAGCGTCGTTTCATTTTGCCATTGTTCCTTTAACGACAAATAGTAATCATCAATCACGGACTGAATGGTTGTTTTCACATTGTCGTATGTGAAACCTGTCTTGTAGGTTAGCGTTGCTGTTATATTAATCGTAACCCCCGTTACGCCAAAGACGGTTACTGTGTGACCGATTGGCGCAATACCCTTCCCCTCACCTGGATAATTTTGAGGATCAATAGCTAATTGAACAGTCTGTATTAGATCACTCGACGGGATCGCATAATCCGAACTAATCACAACGAGTTTAACCGTCCCACCGCCGTTCCATGTCGGGAATACTTTCACACCACCAACACCATCTAAGCTGCTTACTTTCTCGATATAATCAGCAGCATTACCACCAAATGCCACGCTACTAAACGACGAAAAATAACGATTGCGAAAAACTTCCACATTCTCTTCATCCTCACCTGGTATTAATACATCAGAAAGCACAGCCGTTTCTAATCCCTCGATATAATCCATCGGGATTAGTTCGCCAAAGGCTTGATTTCCGCGAATACCCGCATTTTCGCATACTAATTTATATACGCCGTCAGAAACTTTTTCTTTGACATAATAATTTAAGTCATCCAAATTAAAACGCTCCCCCATGTCTATTTCAAGCGTACTTGGTGTGAAAACACCTTTTCGAACTGCGAAAGTAGCTTCATTAGGGTATATCCCTTTTTCAGCGGCTCTTTTTATTAAGTAAGCATAGCTTGCTGTGTTGGCAAAGCCTTCGTCAACCACCATATCCATGTTTATGTATGCGTTCTGCAGTTCAACCGCCGCAGGTGCTAAGGCATCATAAATGATAGCCCCCTCACGCTTGTCTAGTGTGTCTGGAACGCGTGATAACAAATTTTCCATAATTGTATCAAAGGTTATATCCTCAAACATCGTATTCCACCTCGCTTTCTATGTCCCCCTCGGTCGTAGTGACCGTAAACAACATTTTCGTTTTGCCTTTTTCTGCTTCGACACTAAAATCTGTCACCGATGAAATACGATTATCTACCAGTAAAGCCTCTGTGATGCGATCTTTTAATAGGGACATCATTAAATTGACATCTTTGCCATAAAGGTCATTTGTTTCAAATCCATAGTTCCATGAATAAATCAAATGTTCATACCGTTCTGTGTGGAGTATGCTGTAAATGGTTTGCCTCATAGCGACCAATTTATCACACGTTCCCAAAATTGTCTGCTTGTCATAGTCTAATTTATAAGTAAGCGACGGAAGCTGCTCTTCCGTAAAAGTTAGCGCTGTTATATTTACCGTAGTCGGTATCACTTTCTCACCCCTTTACAGTCTGTCAAATACGATGTATTGCTGTCCGCCGTTTTTCCTGAAAAGCAAAATCTTATCGCCTGGTTTCAGCGCATTATGAATGGTCACATTTTGCGTGGTGCCATCTATCGTAAGAGTCATTTCATATTCTGTCATGCTCTTTGGTACAGTGATAAACTCTTTTGGCAGTATCAACTTTTGGTCTATCTTTATTGTTAAAGGGCTTACACTTGAAACTGTCCCGATAGTCACGTCAGCTGGTTTTGCGGCAATGCGCTCTTCTCTGCTGATTTTCTTAATGAGTTGTACCCAATTTGTACTAGGCACTATAATCACCTCCAGAAAGAGTCAAATCCATGGTGTATACTTGGCATGAAAATTTATGCGTCACTGTTTCAACTAACATGAATTGATTAACCACTGTATCCCCATTATAAAATTTAACGGGTATCAGTGATCCGGCTCGCACATTCACATTACCGATAGCATCTGATATTGACAAACTACGCGATTCTCGGTTGTAGTATTTCAAATAGGCTTTTGCCTTTTGTTTTCCTACATCTTCACTGTCAACTTTCTCAAAATATTGCAGAATGCCCCATTTATTAATGGTATCCTGGTCCTTTTCGATAAACGCCATAATCAGTCCGCTATCTTTATCCTCGTACAGCAATTTAATCTTGTTATAGGTTTCGCCGTCAATACTGTCTTTATAGGTAAAGTCCTCAGCCGTTTCATCATCCATAAGGCTATCTAATACAAACATATCACTCATGTTCTTAAGAGTCAGTTTACCAAAATCATCATACAGGGTATATATTTCGCTTTTAGTTAGCATGGTATCGTCTAAAGCATTTTGAATCATGTCAAATAGCGTGCTGTTGTCCTCGGTACGTGACAGAGCATATCCTGTATCAGCTATACTTCCACAATTCAAACCATAGTCGCTGGCAATCATATTAATCAGTTCACTTGCTTTTTTATTCACATAAATATAGGTGTCCTTATTTTTAAAATAGCGCAGTTGATCATAAACGGTAATACTGCATTCTGTTTTTCCACCCGACATTTTAGAGTTTTGCCGTGAAAATACAAACCCAAAGAAAAAAGGATACTCATTCACATACACCCTGACAGGATTTCCTTGCTCTATCATAACCGTCGCATCAATAAAAGCAGTAAATGTCAGCTTTCCAGGCGTACCTGTGCGCTCCCATGTAACTTGAAGCCCATCTTGAACTGGCAAAACATATTGACCGAATTCGTTCACAATGACGACTTGTACGGTCATGGTATTTAAAAGTGACGTCTTGTCCAACACAACATCATAGGTGTTATTGTCTTCAATTGAAGGCAATTTTGCGTCTACAAGCTTGTTGACGTATAGGAGTTCCGATGACGTCATAACAGAAGAAGCTGTACTCGAAGATGTTTCACTAGATGAGGGCGTGCTAGGAGATGTTGCACTAGAAGATAATCCAGTCACGCCATACCCTAATATGTAACTGTCGCTAAGGCTGTGGGTTACTTTCGCCACTTTATCATCATAGTTTCCCTCAACTGTATAAACCTTGCCATTTTCTGCGTAATTGACAAGTCCAATATGACACGCATGAGAAGTGGATTTGCCGAAAATAATCACGTCACCGCGAACTGGTGTGTATGAGCCCCCATGCGCACCTGCTTTTTGGAACTTTCCTTTTTGGGTGAACCACTCTCGTGTACTTTGGCAGGATGCCATTTTCGGAATGCTCGTTCCCAATACCCCCGCCCCGCTCGCACACCACGATACAAACATATCGCACCACGCGGCCCCATTCATGCCATACCACCTGCCGTATTTGGTTTTGTTGTCGCCGCTCTCTTTTGTGCCGACTTCATCTAAGGCAATACTAATAATATCCGCCACCTAATCACCCCCTAGCTTGGCAATTTCAAGACAGTACCAGGATAAATCCAATGCCCGTTACTACTTGATGTTTTTCCATGCTCTTTCGCAGTCGACTCAATGGTGTCTTGGTTTAGTGTGTAAATGGTTCCCCATTTTGAGCCATTGCCAAGCTGCTTTTTTGCAATATTCCACAGGCAATCACCACTTACCACGGTATATGTCTTTTCTGCTTCCTTGGCTGTTCGTGTTTCTTCCACGACGGCTTTGGTATCACCGCTTGCCGCCGTTTTTACGACCAATTTCTTTGACCCATATTCCTTATATTGCTTTAACGTGATGCTATAGGTGAGGTCAAGCCCGTTTTTTGCGTCCTCCTTCAAGGAAAAATCTTCGATCGTACAATCTATACTCGAATCAAATAATGTGCCACCCGTATGAGAGTTTCGAAGTACCTTAAATAAGAAACGCTTTCTATAATGCTTTAAACTCGCAAAATAATCGCGAAAAGTCTTTGCTGGTATAAAATTATCATCTGGATAATACGAAAAAGGATATTGTTGTAGCATAGGAATCACGCAATCAAAGCTTACCTCGGTTAACCCATTGGGCTTGATTTGGTTAACTTCGCCTTCATTAATGAGGTTAACCGTTTTATTCTGGTTGTTAAATTTATAGGTAATGCTTTCAGGCGTGATAGGAAGTACCATATCACCCATAAATACTAAATATGCCATTAATGTACCCCCTCTGCCATTGCCACCATTTGCTCTTCAATGCTAGTGCGCAAATAATTTGAAATTGAATCAAGGTCAGCCGCTGACGAAACAGTATTGTTATTTTGCATATCCACTTTGATTTCGGCTGTGGTAAATCGATTGATAACCTCCTGCTCAGCAATTTGACGCAAATACTTAAGGTTGTCATTAGTAGCCGTTACCGCATCAGCCGTATCCTTTGTATTAGCCGCTGTCGCCGCTGTGTTAGCGGGTATATTGGATGTAGCCGTCCCCGTTGTCCCTGGTGTATTTACATTATTAATGGCTCCATTATTAGCATTTGCCGTGTTAAGACCTTTTTTTAATGAATCAGTAATGCTGGATAAATTCATACTGTTTTGAATATTTTCACCTGTTTTATAACCAGAAGAAAAGGCTTGCGAGCCCCATCCTTTTTCAAATGTATCAAAAGTGTTAAACCCTTTATTCCATGCGTTGCCGATATCAGCATCATAGGTATTGAATCCTTTGTTCCATGCATCGCCAATATCTTGATAATCAATCTTATCTGATTCTGTTTTTTTCTTAGCGTTCCTGTACTTTTCTAAGTTCTTTTCCAAGCCTGACGTATCAATGTTTATTTTAAATATCCCAAGCACGGTGTTACATAAATCTGCTATTTTTTTAATTCCAACGGTGAGGGTTTCCATAAACCCAAAAAACTTTCCTTGAACGTAAAGAATCAAATTAACAGCACCTGCTTTGATATTGTGACATATAGCTTCCACCGAATTCCAAATACCAATGCCCAAGTTTGCAAACCAAAAGCCAATAGCTTTTATACTATCCCAAATGGCAATACCCAAATTAGCAATCCACAATCCGACGTTTTTAAATACTGCTCCCAACCAATAGATACTACCAACGATGACGCCCATGGCTGAAACATGTCTGTTTTGTGCTTTATTGATCCAAGCAATCACCAAAAATATAGCCGCAATAACTAAGATAATCGCTAATACAATCCATGTAAGGGGGCAAGCAAGCAGAGCTGCGTTTAAACCATACTGAGCGACCATAGCACCAAAAGTTGCCCCTTCTTCCATTGCCAAAGACACTGCATGAACGTTTGACGCTAGTGTAGATGCTCCTTTTGCTATAGCACTAATTGTATCTGCAATTGTAGCTGCACCCATTGCAATCGCATAAAGTCCAAGCGCAAACACAACTCCCATTATAATCGGTTCAATGATTGACCAGTTATTCGCCACGAATCCCGCCACTTGTGCTATTAAATCAAATATTGTCAGCACCACATTGGCAACCGTCGCTAATGCACCCATAGCGTTATTGACAAACGCCGTAAATTGAGGATTATTCGCTAGTTCAGAAAGCTTTGTCAAAACCGGTTGGAACGCCATAATGGCATTATTCTTAAAAGCATTCCACACCTGGGCGAACGTCATCGGCATTTGTGCGAATTTGGCATTTGTTTCATCCGCCGCCGATAACAAAGCCTTTTTAACAATATCCGCTGTAATTTGTCCATCTGCCGCCATTGTCCTGAGCTGGCCTATTGGTTTTCCCATATAATCGGCAACCGCTTGCATAACATTTGGTGCCGCTTCAAACACCGCATTAAATTCTTCACCTCGAAGCACTCCAGAACCCAATGACTGCGTTAATTGCAAGGTAGCTGAACTCATTTCTTCTTGACTCGCTCCTGCTATGTTAAACATCTTATTTAATGTTTCACTAAAGGATACCACTTCTTTGCTACTGGAAAAGGCGTCTTTCGCACGAAGTCCAAATTGTGCTACGGCATTGGCCGTATCCGTATAGGCGGCTCTGGACCTTTAAGCTGACTGAAAAATTTCATTTTGCAGTTCCCCAGTGGTTTGCATGCCATCGTTCATCATGTTAAGTCTGGCGCTTGTTTGTGTTAACGTATCAGATAAATTAATAACCTTGCCCGCTGACTGCAGAGTCACATACGCGGCGGCGGCAGTAAGAACCTTTTTGCCTAACCCATCCATTGCAGAAGTTCCACCATTTACTTTGCTATTAAACCCCTCTTGCGTTGATTCATTTTGATGAATGTTGGCTGTCATGGTATCAAGCTGTACATTTGCTTGTGCCAGTGCTTGCCTCGGTGCGTCAAATTCGGCGCTATTAAATGACTCGTTGCAGGTTGATTGCATTCGCTGAAAGCCTGATATTGTCATATTAAGCGCATTGCTAATGTTTCGAAGTGCGCTTGACATGCCATCGTTTAATGCAATCGTGGACCTGATTGCTCCCATTTACTCACCGCCTTTTCATCCTTTTTTCCTGTTCTTTTTCTGCTTTGATTTTTATGTTAATGGCTGCAATAATAAAAGCCTTCTCGTTTTCGGGAAGGCTTACATAAGTACTCGGTAATATATGAAATTTGTGGAGGCAGTAAAACGCATAATTTGCTTCAGCACTGCCTCCCTCTATTAGTTTTTTGCCTGTTCCACTTTCTCGTCCATACTCTCAGTAAACCCATTAAAGTTCTGAACAAATTCACCTAAAGCGTTGTATTCACCTGGATCATCTACCATGGCGATTAATAAATCCTCTGGAGTTTTAACGCCGTAGCTATCTTGAAGTTCAGCGTTATAAAGATTCGGCTCTACAATAGATGCCGCCGTCATTTTCGCTAAGTACTTACCCGTTTCAATTCTCTGGCGGAACATTCCTGGTTTACCTGTGACCTGTATCTCCTTGGTGCAACTGTCACGAATATCTTCGTTTTCCTTGGTCGTTAGTGGTTTAATGGTCCACAATACCGGATTACCATCTGCGTCTAATAGGCTTTTGGTAGCCGCATAGGTGATGTTCTCTTTCTCTTTCTTGTTTTTCTTTAAAAATAAGCTTAAATCACTCATATTATATCCTCCTCAAATTTTAATTTTTTCATTTTATTGCAACAAAAAAGCACCTGAAAAAATCCAGATGCTCTGTACTTATTATTTTTAATTGATATGGCAACCCTATATCTCCGAGACAGGTAACGTTGTAACTAAATCCTGCATATAAAACTCAATCGATGAATTGGTTCCTCTCATTCTGATACCACTATATTTGCTATTAAAATCGTAGGTATCATCTCCACCTGTGCTTTTTTCCGAAGTTGTTTTACCATAATCCCCATCAAAGTCAGTAACCTCATAAAAACATTTTCCAAGCTTTCCACCCCTGTAGTCATAAAAGCCCACAGGACCAATATTAGGGTCATTATTGAATGTCAGCTTGATTTTTGACTGCAAATCGCCAATACTCATCCAACCATCAACAGTAAACTTTTTTACAAGATCGGATATGAATGTGTTCTCAGAACGAGCATCTGAAAAACTTTCATGACTATACGTACCAATATACACTGCGTTTGAATCAGCATCCCAATCAGCAGCGGCATCAAGCCATTCGCTAACATCTCTAACAGGTAACATCGTTTTCCCACCAATTATTCGTGGAGAAACGTTCAAGGAAACTGATTGACCGTCCACCAATGCTTGTCTTTTCCCAATCCACATCTCAACCGTTCTTGTTTTTGTACTCTCAGCATCTGTATCAATATCGACATAATAGAGAGTTTTTGTTAAAGTTATCTTTTGAGTGCTACTATCCCAAGATACAGTGGCATTTAAAGCTTCAGAAATAGCACGAACAGGGACCAGTGTTCTATCATCTACGATAATGCCATTCGATTTTAAAGCCTCTCCATTAACATCCACTTTAACCTTATGATAACTAGCAGAAGCACACATTGGAATCGTCAAAACCATCACACACGCAAGCAAAATCGCCACAAATTTCTTCATCCCAAAATCCCCCTCAATATCTAATATATACCATTATATCACGGGGGAATTCATGAATCAACTTTTTTAACATTATTTCATGCCATCTAATAGGGTAAATGACTTCGGCATAGAGAAATCCTCAAAGGTAAAGTCCATGTCCTCATCTAATGGATCTGAACTTGACGCATCAAACTTCGCTAGTATCCCACCGTCGATATTACATCCCGATAGAATAATAGTCTGACTGCCGGCATCGCTTGTCGGGTCCTCATTGGTAATTTGCATCTCAAAATAAGTATCGATACCTGTATCTTTAAAATCAAGCATCAGCTGTCTAAAAATGCTGGTGTTATAGTGGAAAGTAGCCGATCCGGTACCTTTCCAACCAGTAGCTTTATTGCCGGAACCAGTCTTGCCTAAGATAGCTACCTCGGTCTTTGTTTTCTCGAACTTCGCTTCTATATTAATGGCTTGCATAAAATTATAACGATTACCGCTAATCGTCACAAAGCATTCCGCTAGTTTAGCCGAAACACTATCTTTGGCGTTCATTGTCACGTTATCCATAATTTGTTCCTCCCTTACTGTACTGTCACGGTCATATATAGCTGTTCCATGGCGTTTATAACAGTTACTGCGTCTGATACAACAACAGATTTTTTGGTGTCTCCTGCGCTAACGACAATATCAGAATCCTTGAAATTCTCAATTGCTCTTAGTGTCAACAACTGTTTATGATGCTTTACAATATCCGCCCACAAAGATACGCGACCAGCGCTGTCGTTTGGAATCTTTCCTAAATACTTTGTATTGAAAAGAACAGCAATATCATTGGCAATCTGGTCAATGACGCGAATCGTTTGGTTAGATTTAAAGATGTCGCCCTTATCGTCTGTCGTCGTGACAAGGCTGTTAATGTCCTCTAATACACGAATGTCCGAATTAACCTTATGAAAAGCAAATTCGCCCGCTTTGATGCACGCTTCCAACTGGATTTGCGTGTAACTAGCATCAATGGTAAATTCGCCATCATACAGTTTGTTGGTATTACTTGAGCTAACACTGCATCCTGCAATGATACCGCAAACCCAATAGACTAAACCTGCCTCTATTTCAGTAGCTTTGTTTTTCACATTCACAACGCCCTCATAATCTGCCGCACTGCTATATACCACGCATTGGAATTTCTGGCCCATTTCATCACGTAACCGTTTGCAGAAAGCTACATATAAGGATTTAGTGGTGTTATCGGTTGTCACAACACCCATAGCATTGTAAGAATAGCTCTCAATTTTCGATAAGTAATCTTGATGTGATGTACCGCTGACTGTGCCATTTGTGCCACCGGTTAATGGCGTTTTAGCCGTAACCGCTAGAGTTGCCGCTTTAAAATCCACATAATCGTTTGATTTTAGATCAGAAGCTTTCGCTACAGTTTGACTATCTACTTTGACGGTACCTAAAAAAGTCGTTACGTCATACTTCGTTGCCTCATCCACGTTAGCCTGAATGACAATAGCCAAATCATTACCGCGCACGCCACAATATTTTGCGGTCGCAAATGTGTTTGATGCCTTTACACCACCACTTGTGAGTTTGTATGCATATAGAGTTTTGATGTTTAAGAATAAATCTCTTAAACCTTTCATTTTATCGTCTGAGTACGAGTATCCAAAAATCTTTAAAGAATTTTTCAAAAAATCTGATACAGTCACGGTTATAACCTCATTGTCAACGCCCCAGTCAAGCTCTAGTGGCATAGTTGCCACACCCCTGTCTGCTAGACTAGCGCTTGCTTTTGCGGCGCTTACAAAGTTCATATAAGTACCCGGCAAAATTTTATTTTGACTTGTAAAAGTACCTCCGCCTAATGCCATGCTACTTCACCCTACCTTTCATATATTTATCTATTTCGCTTTGCGCTTGTTCAATGGTATAGGTCTTGCCCTCTTCCAAAACAGCGCTCAAAACATCTCTGCGGTCACTGAATCTTTTGCATGAAAAAAGTTGCTCTTTTGTAAAAGCAACTGGTTCATTAGTATTCGTAACCGATTCTGGCTCTTTTGCATCCATTATCATCACCCTTTCGTGTTTGTATTTTGCGTTAAATCGCCCATGTTTTCTTGCTCTTCCTTGCGGAGCGTGAAACAATTATACGTGATAAACACGCTTAAAACCTCGTTGGCATATTCGCTATGTATCTCTGTTCCTCGTATATAAGCTTCGTCTGCTTTGATGACCTCCAAGCACTCGGATAATGTTTCAAACACCGCATTGCACTCAGATTTCTTCTCGGTGGTACTCGGAAAATATTGTACACAGATGGGTGTGGAATGATGAAACTTATCCCCAAGATATCTTTGGTTTGTGGGAGATAAACAAAAAACAGAAAAGCAAGGCTCGGTTAGCCCTTGCTCAATGCTTTCCGTGTAAATCTCATAGCCGGCGCCGAATGTACTCGAAAGTGCCAGGCATACGCCATCAATAACACTATTTATCATCAAAACATTCCCCCAACATCTTCATAAGCTTTTTTTCGATTATCTGCGGAGCTTGCCGTTCAATCTCCATCTCGGAAATGGTCAGCATAAGCTTGCCGGAAACCCAACCCTTATGATTGGCTGTCCTATGCCCAAACTCCACATAATCCGCGTATTCAGTGGGATTAATAATCTCAATCTCATAGTTTTTCCCGACATGCTTAACCTCAATATTCTTATTGGCTTTCGACCAATTTCGGCGCAATGTTCCACCTTTTTTGCCACTATCAGCCGCGTACTGCCCAACTGGCGTGCGCTTTATCGCTTTAGAAAGAAGTCTTGCCGCAACCTCTTTGGCGCAAGCTTCACAAAACTTATCAATTTGGCTTTGCTCCAACTTATTGATGCGTTCCTGTAACTTTTTTAGCTCGTCAAAGTTGCAATTCCCGAAACTGCCCATCATGCCCACCCCTCAAATAGCTCTAGACTGATTTCTTGGTGACTATCATACACAGCCGGTTTGCCTGTGTTTTTATAATCCATGGCGCGCCCATTTTGCGTAATGGTCATTTTAGATCCTGGTTTTACAACGATGTCGGGTGACAAAAACACTTTCACGCTTTGTGTCACGCTTACGGCAACCTCATCGCTATTAGCGGATTTAGACGTCGCAAACGATAAACGACACGGCTCATTTTCGAGCACTACGCTATCCGTAAAGCCAGTCGAGCCATTACCCTTTTTAATCTTTTGATGCTCGGTAACGGTACAAGTACCAGTGTATTGAGATTCAATGGCGCGTCTTACCATCTTAGCTTGCGATAACATAGTATCTCTCCCTCTCCTGCACCCATGAGGCTTGATAAAAGCTCGTCTAATCGCTCTTCAGGTGTTTTATCCCCCGCGCCGATGGCAAACGTCACAGTGGTATCCCCTGTGCTAATTTGCTTTGCAACGGTCTCCACATCAAAACCGTTTAAGTGACCAAGCTGTTTTAGGTTCCATAAGAATTCACCACAAACTCGATCAACCATAATCGAATATAGCTCTGTTGGAACTTCGGACAGATTGCACTTATGTAAGACAGCATTCTCAGCCTTACTGGTTATAATGCCAATAAAAGCTTTGTCGCTATCCGATATATCGGGATAGGATAACGTTTTTAATCTGGCATAAACGGAATTTATAAAATCAGCATTCATTTACTCTCACCCCTTTGGTTTAGCCCAGCATGTGTGTAACTGTGTAACGTACTGTGCCTGAAATGACTTAAATAACTATGGTGGACAATGGTCACCGCTAAGCTAATTTGCTCACTAACCTGTACCGAATTTTTACTAAGCTCCACGTTTTCAATCTTGATGCTCATTTAGCGCACCTCGATTCGCACCTGCGTTTTTAGGGTTTCATCCGCGATGACATAGGTGATGATTAGCTTATACAGGCTCGATTTGGTGAGCGGATTTAACTTCACGTCTATGTAATGACCGTCAATGGTGCCGTCTCCGCTTTGCTCTAAAGCTGTATCCAGATACAATTCATATTTTGCACTATGTATGGTAAATTCATCATTCTTAGACGAATGCACCAAAAACCTGACGTGTTTATCTTCACCCAGTATGAAATCAATATCCATTAAATCACCCCTTTGCATCGTGGATAAATCACTTCTGCCGCATAATTTTCTATCGCCCCATCAACATAGAAATTCACTCCCACATATTGAGTGAAAAACTTTATAGGCTCCAAATGAACGCATAGAGTAGTGGGGTCGACGGTAAAGAGCCACTTAGCCGCATGACCAATGTTGCCCGCCTCATCTATGGCCCAGAGTTCCACCACATATTCACCTGATAAATCTTTAGGGACAACTGCCCTCCAGCTGTCCCCTTCTTTATAAAACGTTATGTCTTTGCCACTAATCTTACCGTTAAGTTTCGCTATCATGGCTCTAATCCGTAACCGATACGGAAATAACAAAGGTACTTCCGGAATCAACTGGGTTCGGCGTAATAGTAACCGCGGAAATCACCGGCAAGACAGTATCAAGCGTCACTGTTCGCGTGATAGTTGTGGATTTACTAGCGCTATCTGTTGATACAACCGTAATCGTATTGCTACCCTCGGTTAAAGTAAGACTCTTACTAAAGGTACCATCACCATTGACCGTAACAGCCGCCCCGTTAATCGTAACGGTACAAGGACTGCTCGTTAAATCATTCGTGCTACCAGTGACAACCAATGTCGCTACATTCGTGATAAGGCCTGCACCAGGAGAAGTAATACTAAGCGCTGGCGGTACGGTATCAATCTTAAAGGTAATGCTCTTCCCAGTTGCCACATTGCCATCATAATCGCTCGCATCCACTTTAATCGTATGTTCACCATCGGCTAAAGCCGTAGTAGGCGCATAAGAACATGTGTAGGTATTCGACGATTTCGTCTTAGTGATACCGGAGGTGATAGCGGTTCCATCAATCGTAATTTTAATAGTATCCGGATTCACACCTGAATCAGCATCGGTCACACTGAACGCAAGTGTTGGCTTGTTATTGATAATCGTTGCACTAGCTGTCGGATAGGTAATTGTGATAACAGGCGCCACTTTTTCTTTGACAACGAGCTGAAGCTTACTGCCGAGCGTAGAATCGGTGCTATCTACCGTTGTTATATTTCCAGCGGTATCGGCTGCCTGAAGCTGCACATTGAAATAGTGTCCAGTCTGATTGTAACTAGACAAACTAGGCGCGGTAACGGTCGTCTCATATTTTCCCGTTGAGCCATTTAATGTGAGTGTATAGACTTGCCCATTTATAACGGCCTTGACTGTATTAACAGCCATCGTTCATCACCCTTTCTTATCCCTTGGAAACAATTTTTGCAATAGGAATAGCCTTATGATTAATATAGCTTCTGCTCGCCGCAGTAGATTCACCGCTATGTACCAAAGACCAGTTTGCGCCGTTTTTAAGTTCTGCATCTGTAGGCGATAGAGAAGTCTGAGAGGTCTTTTCATAAGAAATACCTTTTGGTGCAAACACTTTTCTCTGACGCATATATAACGTATCTTGACCGCCATTAGTTTTAGGATCACGGCTCATTTCAAAAGGAACTTTCGCGCCGATATCTTCATACGAGAATGCGCCGTCACCTAATACGTAAGTCGTATATTTCGTATAAGCATCTTGCGCGGGTGCGCCCTCACTTGCCACCACAGCAGGAATTTCTTCAACAGGCATGTCATCATCAATCACAACGAGTTTCCCGTTCCAGGTACCAAGGTCAAGTTCTCTTGTGATACCTTGCGCATCTGTGTATTTCAAATGTTCTAACAAATTAAGATTCTCAATATTGGTTGCTACATCACTATGCATAAATACCATGGTGAACTTTTTCTTGTTAGCACCACAGGCTTTATTCGTAGTGGTATTTAACGTAGTAGCCGTCATTTTACCTTCACCAGTACCTGTCACATCTGTGGTATGACTTGTGATAAATTCCAAGTTTTTAGCACCAGTCATTGAGAAAATACCATTTAGAATCGCAAGTAAGATGTCCTGATCAAGTTCATCCTTGTATTCAGCGATCTGATTCGCAATATCCTGCATGAAATCCACACCACCAGTGATGTCATAACTGAAATCACGCTCAATCCAGCCTTTCGCACGACCCACCACAACCACACCTTGCTCAAATGTCTTGGTGGAAGTAGCCGTAATGTCCGTCTGACCATCATAGTTAACCGCATCGCCATCAGCAAGACCGCGCATCGCAATTCTCGCATAAGAAGTGCCGTTCTGGTTTGAAAAGACATCTCGAATGTCAGGGTCAGACGCTAACGCCTTCGACTTTTTTATCTCGTTCATTTTAAGGTTGGGAACTCGTCCAACCAAGTACTTAAACGCCTCCGCGTTAAAACTTTTTGCATCAAATTTTACATTTGCCATTTAATTTCATCCTTTCATTATTCAAGTTTGGCATCCGGATTTTCAGCCATATAAGCTGCTAATTCATCATAGCCCATTTTAGAAAAATTCACTTTGCCGTCAGGATCTTCTTTCCCTGTTTCGCCAGGAACAGCACCTTTCATCTTCGGTTTTGATTCTGTTTCAAATAAGAACTTGGAATCTTCGGCACCCTGAAGCTTTTTAATCTGATCAGTCAATCCTTTTACCGTTCCATCCTCGCCAATCTCGGCATTTTCTAAATTAAGTAATGCTTTGACAGCCTTTTCATTTTTAGCTTTGGAACTAGTTAGTGCCGCAGACACTGCGGCGTCAAGCTTTAATTGCTTTACCTCAAGAGCATGTGCTTCATCCTTTACCTTGTTGTCCGCCTGCAAGGCTACAATCTGCTGTTTCAGCGTTTCCACATCACCTGTAGAATTTTTCAAGGTTTCAAGCTGTGTGTCCCTTTCACGAACATCAAGTTCCAACTGCTTTTTGTCGTTGTTCACTTCATCGAATCGCACTTTGGGAATATACCCTTTTAACTCTTCGGTCGATGCATCCGCGCACTTTTTAGCCGCCTCTTCATCCAGTCCCAGTTTTACAAAATCTTCTTTTTTCATATTGTTATCAATCCTTTCAAATTCATTTTTTACCCGGTTCAGTCCGGTTTTATTTGTCTTGTTCTTTACCGTCAGCAATACCAAAATGACGATTTTTGAGCGTAAAAAAGCACTTATGAGAAATCATAAGTGCTAAGTTGGTTTAATAATTCAGTTTTATAATGAATATTCCAGTACAGCTTTACTCAATAATATGCACATTTGCTTCATTAGCAAACATGCGGGATAGATTTACCAAAACAAGCCTTTGTAGCTGTCATATACATCTCTTTCAAAATACAATGCATCATATACGTTTTTATTAATACCTTGTATATAATTCCATCCCCAATAATCTTCTCCATCATATAAAGCACCATCTGCCTCGTTAATATCAACATTTATTTCTGCATTCATCTTGTTATTTGCAAAACGATTCATAGCATCAATCATAAGTTCTACTTGTTTTTTTGTATATTCCTCCAGCTTTTGTTTATTCTGAGCGGAATATAGGCCATCATCAAGATCAATGCAAATAGACAGATACATAGGACACATTTTAAAAGCATTCGCTGGAGTCATTTTGGAAAAACAAATGGTACCCTCTGGTGTTGCTAAATTTTTTATGTATTTTTCTGTCATCGTAACCCGTTCTGCGTTATCTATATCATCTCGATCTATAGTCATGTGGTCTATAAAGCCAAAAACATAACTTGGTTGTGCTAAAGGGGTGCCGTCTAAGTAAGTATCAAAAAAATTCTTTTCATAATACGCGGCAACATAATCTGCAACATAATATTGAATTTGCTCGGATAAATCGTCTCTGTTATTTAAAATGAACGACTGTAAATTACCATTTCCGTCCGTATATTGAATTGTCCATTCTATATATTTGTAGGGCTTTAAATTAATATCACAGCAGTCTTCTGGTATTGCAGTTGTCTCATCCTTAGATATTACCGTCCATTTACTATCAAACATAGCATCTAGCAACTTTTTATATTTCACGGTATAATCTTCACTATATTCCCGCAATCCGTTTTGCTTGATGACTGTTTTTAGATCTTGAGAAGTGAATTTTGTGCTGATTGGAGATGTCGATTCTTCCTCATCTGCCGTAATAGACACTGTTTGTGTTTTATAATCCCACGAAACTTTCGCATCAAAGCCTTCTGCTACAGCTCGTAAAGGCACTAGGGTTTGGCTTCCCACTATCTGCGGAGGAACATCTAATGTTATCACTTTATAGTTATTTTGTGCAAATTCCGTATGGTCGACAATCATCTCTTTTTTGTTAATTTGCATAATGACTTTTGTATAGTTCTTTTGACCGATGATCGTATTTGTGATATTATCCCATTCTATTCTAGTACCTAATGCACTTAAGATTTTGCGTATAGGAACCATTATCGTATTATCGATCATTTGAGGCTTTACATCAACGGTTATTTGTTCACCATTTAACTCTACGCATATCCCGTCATCTCCCATGGCTGAAATCGTCATAGAGCTCATCACAAATACCAAAACCATCGCTATACAGACTATTCTCTTACTCGCTTTTTTCATGATTATTCCTCCTATAATGCTACTCACACTTCTTTATTTTGAAGTTTCTATGCTTTCAGTGAATGATTTCAGTATATCTTTAAACTCCTGCAAAACAGTTTCATTTGGTGTCGTACTGCTAAATTCAAATAATAGTCCGTCATAAACAGTGAAATACGTATAACAATAAGTGCTTCCGCTAATCCCACTCTGGGTCGATTTAATCGTATAAGTATAAAAATTCAGATTGTTTATCGTTTCTTTGGTAAGATCCTTTTCTATCGTATACGGTACTCCATTGTGTGAAGATCCTATTTCTCCATTAAGTGACCCTTTTGCCATGTTTTCTAAAGTCTCTTTATTGCTATCCAAAGTGCTTATCTTAACAAATACCACATCAGAACCATCTCCATTTTTAAATAAACGACCCCCGTTTTTTGGAACAACTGCATAGTATTCAAATGGATCAGCAATCGTTATTTCCCATTTATCATCAGTAGAAATAAAATATCGAAAACCTAACATACCATCCACAAAAGTATATGCCGCATTTGCACTTTGAAAATCCTTTTCCACATTTCCTATAGTTGATGCTGTTGTACTTGTGCTGGTTGTTGCTTCAGTACTCGTTCTCGTACAGTCTTGTGGTATTGCTTTTGTAGAGTCATCTGTCGTTGTTATGGATACGACTTGCTTTTCACTATCCCAGGAAACTGTTGCATTAAAGCTTTCAGCTACCGCTCTGACAGGTACTAAAGTTCGGTCGTCAACAATCTGTGGCGGAACATCTAATGTGATAGTTTTATCATTTACCTGCATATCGGTTTTTTTAATTTGCATGACAATTTTCATTTCGTCTTTTGTAGCAGTAATCGTTTGAGTTGTTTCATCCCATTCTACTTCAGCGCCTAATGATTCAAAAATTTTACGCATAGGAACCATAGTCCTACTATGTATCATTTGAGGTGCCACATCAAAGATTAATTGTACTCCATTTAATTGAACTGTTATTTCTTCATCTGCCATAGCTGTAATCGTGATTGAACCAATCATAAAGATCAGACTCATGAGTATACAAGATATTTTCTTACACGCTTTTTTCATTGTACATTCCCTCCCCTATTTTATTTTACGTTACCATTTTATCCATAAAAAGTCAAATTAAAAACCTTTCAAATTCATTTTTTACCCGGTTTAGTCCGGTTTTATTTGTCTTGTTCTTTTCCGTCATCAATACCAAAATGACGATTTTTAGGCGTTAAAAAAGCACTTATGAGAAATCATAAGTGCTAAAACAGTTTGAATTTTATTATTTTCTTACTAATTCAATTATAGGCAAATCAGGTCTGTTGTTTATTCTTATAGGAATAATACTATTTCCTAACCCTCTACTTACTATCATTTCAACATTATTATTAGTATATAACCCCGAGGTATATTGGGGTAAAAACCCCTGATCTGGTGCAACAATACCTTGATTTAAAAAAGGTAGCCTAAATTGTCCTCCATGCGCATGCCCGCATAACACTAATTTAGGTTTTATGTAATTTAAATTTGATGAATATGAATTAAATAGCTCAGGTCTATGGGCTAATAAAATCAAAGGTATATCCTTTGCAGTCTGAATATCTTTAAAATTAACAGGAGTATATTTCTCATCATCCGACAACCCCATTACGGCAATCCTTTTATCATTTTTCGTATAGAATGCTATTGTATCATCCACAACGTCAACATGGCATTGAGTAAGTATGTAATTCCATTTTTCAACGTTCCCATTCCAGTATTCATGATTACCTGTCACAGCATAGGTTTTCGCAATATCAGATAACCCTTTACACAACTTATCTAATCCACATGTTTTCAAATCCGCGCTTCTATCAATTATATCTCCCGTCATTACTATAAAATCATAAAAATAGTGAAACATATAATAGCGCTTATCAGGCAAATATATTTACGTTGATGTTTTTTCATGTTACCTCCTTATGCGTTCAATTAATCACTTCAAACAATCTACACATAAATAATAAATATATAATCAAATCATAACATTATTTAAAATTAAATGCAATTTAGTCAACAAACTTCCCTTTCCACTCCTCATACTTCATATCACTTGGTACAGTATATGTTTTACCGTCTGCACCTCTCGCAATACGCTGACCATAGTTATCATCAAAATATGGCGCGGTAGTAGAACGGCACCATACGTGAAAAGGCGGAGCTGTTACACCAGGTTCGTAGTTTTTCATATCGAACACATGACCATCAAGTTCCTGACAAATCTCTGAAGTATGACTATCAAGCGTTGCAACAATTTCATATTTTTCAACGTCCAAATCATGAAAGCAATTCTTTTGAGCCACACTACCAAAGTAAGAGCTCTCTGTCATAACAAGACGACCGGCATTGCTTCTTGATACATTCATGCGCGCAGATACATTTTTTATAACCTTATCAGGCGCTTTTCCCAGTATACATGCCTGTGTCATTTGTGTGTGCAGCTCTGAAATAAGCTTTTGTTTACTTCCCCAAATACGCTCAGAAAAGTTCTTTCCATCAGCCGCCCAAGGCTTTGAAATAATGGTGGAGAGTTTAGTATCATCAATAGTCGCTACCGTTTTTCCAACCCCAATACCTTTTTGTATTTCAAAAGCGGTGTGATAATAACCGTCCTCGTAAATGTCGCGCATAAGATGGTCCACATCGTCTAATTGGTTGCCGTAAAGCTTTTCAATGGACTGTTGCAAATGCAGCTTTAAAGATTCCAGACGTGATATATGATATTTAGCAGAAGCGTTCTCAAGCTCTTTTACCCATTCCTGACTTACCGCGTTTTCTTTGCCGTATTTGATGTATTCTTTTACATCCCATTTAAGCTCATTTAGCTCTTTGGAAGACAGCATCTTTCGCGCCTCTGCCATGGTAACCTCGTTGTTTTTTGCAAAACGTTGATACCATGCGGAAATCTTCTCTTCAATTTCCTTTTGTGCCATAGCAAACTCTGTATCAAGGGTAGAAAAATAGGATGCTCCTTGTTTATGAAGAGCATCCTCTAATTGAATAAATCGGTTTTTCCAATACTGCGCATCATTCTTTGCCATCTAAGCCACCGTCCTTGGCATTGTTTGTGGCTTGATTCAGACTGAGAGTAGGTGAGGCAAAAGCGTTGGCATACATTTCCTCGGTCTCTTTTTTCTTCTGTTCGTCTAGCCTATCCATTTCTTTTTGCGGGTCATCAATCCATGGATGGTTCTCAACAATCGTTTCATTTGACAGCAATCCGACCGACTTCTGACAGTTATCAATTGCCTCGGTTTCGTTGATAAGAATGTCGCGGTTGAATATAACCTCAACGTCTATCCCCTCAAAATCTCCAGAGCCAGCGTTATATAAATACATATTCACAAACCACAGAAGTTCTTCAAAAGACGCTTGAAATTCTGTTTCCATATCATTTGCATCAAGGTCAATATCCGAGTACATAGACTGGATATTCATCTGATTAGGATTCCCCGCCATGCGATCATCTTTGGCATCGTATCCCATGGCATTTTCAATGATAGCCTTTTTGAATATTTCCAGAATAGCTTTGTAGTTTTCGGAATTGACTTCTACTTGAAGCGTTTTCACATCACCCTCAGAACCGTCGATTGATCTCACTTTAACGGCGCCATAAGTAGCAAGGTTTTTTCTAAACTGCCCCAGGTTTTCACCGTCGTAATTGACAAGCACTAAAATCGTGTTTCGCGTGTCCTCTTCCATATTGTTCTGGAAGTTAGAAATAATCATATTTAACCCATCTTGCAAAGTTTTCACTTTTTTAATGAGAGGAATCTCTTTGCCATTATACTTAAACGGCACTAAGGGAATCTTTGACCAGTTCCACCCTTGCACTTGTCCCTTATTTTCAATTATAAAATAGTACTGAAAAGGAATTTCGTCTGGGATTAACGTGCCTCCATCTAACGTGAAATAGTAAATGCCGCTGGTGTCATAAACTTCTACCTTTTCGATGATTTTCTCTTCGCTGGCTTCATAGCTTAACACTTCATAAATACGAATGGCACCATCTAATACGGTGTGCTCTGCATCATGCCAAAGAGGGGTAATTTCATACGCTTTCATGCGTTTAAAAGCAAGTTCGCCTTGCTCATTATAATAGAGAAACAGCCAGGCTAATCCCTCATTGAGCGCATCTTCGCCAATGTTTTTCAGAAGACGCTGAAACCTTTTATTAAACACCTGTTTTAGTATCGCGTTGTAAGCATCATTTTCCGATTTTAAAACAAGAGGCTGCCCGAGCAGATAGTTCTTTTTCTGATCGACCATCTTAGCATATTGGTTGTCAACCACTCGATTGTTGGGCAGATTTTTAACTGGTTCTAGTTCGCCATCCGCACTAATCACGGTGCGTTCTCGCGATAAAATGTCATGTCGACCGGCATAGTATTTCTCCCCATCAAACATATCATGCCTACGTTTAGATACTTTGAAATTGGTGATTTCTCTTTCTATAAATTCTCTGTCTGTCAGTTTGGAAGCTGCACCTTCTTCGATGATTTGGTTAAGCCTTACCGTCTCTGACATAAAAGGTAATAAATCAAACATGCCTTCTTTTCACCCTCTTTCCTATTCAAAACTGAATACCTCCCCTTTGATGAATTCTTCCATGCCGTATCGCATAGCATCGAGCAAATGGTTAAAATCATCAATTGGCTTGTTTATCTTATTTCCAAACTTGTCTTCATCCCACGTATAGTTGCTGATTTCCGTTAAGAAATTTACGCATTTAGGATGAATAATGATTTTGAAATCCTGAATATAGTCAATGCCATTGTTGACGGAATCCTTACCTTTTCGTGCGGCTCTGATATTCGAAAGGCCCAATTCACGAAGCCGATCAATTGACTTAGGCTCTGCCGAATCTGCCCTGATTCGTTCCTTGCGATACCCCATTTCCGTAATCTTATTGAAAATCGCCTCGTTCGACATGCCTTTTTGATACATCTCATCAAATACATAAATAACCTTAGATTTTAAGTCAACCATACCGCACCATAAGGCAGACGGGTCATTTGTATAACCAAAGTCAAGCCCAAATGCGGACTTAATTCCAATAATCTTTTTGATGTCCTCCATATTGAATTCTTTCTCTTCCCAGTTCTCATAAACAAGTCCATCAACAATACCCCATTCGCCAAGCCCTGCAACTCTATACCTGCGTGGATTGTTTTTCTTCATGGTTTCAAACACCTTGCGATCCGCATCATCGAGCCACTCGTTGCACATATAGTTCGTTGTTGAAGCAAAGATATCTGGATCAGGCGGTGCGTCAAAGAACCGTTTTTTCATCCAATGATGTTCATTCCATGGATTGAATGTAAGCGTAATTTGCTTAAATAGCCCATCCATAACCTGACCGCGAATCGATTCATCTAGTATATTAAAATCATCTTCTTTTGTGATTTCATAGGCTTCCTCGCATTGTGTTATGGATAAGCCGCTTCCGCTTATCCTCTATATGTTTTCACACAGAGCAGACTATATCTTCACCTTTTCAGGTGCTTCCCGTTTCGAGTTCACTTAAACCCTACTCTACTAACTAGAAAAGGCACCCTTTTCAGAGTGCCTTTCCTGCTTTCGATAGTCGTTGAACGTTCTACTTGACATTTTTATATGCTTTTCCATTTACAATCAAACCAATAACCCTATTTGTCACGCCGTATTTCTTACCAAGTGCGACTGTTCCAAATTCTTTACTTTGTGGAACGTAGGCTGTTCTGATTTCCCTTACTTCTTGGTCTGTAAGTTTAGAATTAGCATTTTCAGAACCGATTCTTGAAGTTTTTAACCCTAATCCGTATGCATGAATCATTTGTTCTGTACGGTCAGCCCATTCAAGATTTGAAACTTCATTGTTTTGTTTGTTTCCGTCTTTGTGGTTTACTGTACTTTTGTTTTCCGGATTAGGTATAAAGGCTTCTGCAACCAACCTGTGAAGTCTCACAGTTTTGTCTTTTTCTTGATGAATTAATCTTACTTTTACATAACCATCGTGTGTAAGACTTGTGGAACGTATTTTTTCTTTTCGTTTTGCTGTTCCACACCAACCACCAAGGCTTTTCACGCACCCAAGATTGCTTATTTGATAAAAGCCTTCGTACCTTTCAATATCTTTCCATTCTTCTTTCATGGTATCACCACCTTATGAATTTCGTAAGTATATGATACCACAACCATCTAATTTAATCAAGTAGCTTCGCTGCTGATTGCCCTCGCCTTTACGTTAGGGTGTTCCAGCAATTAGAGAAGTTTATATTAACGATGTGAACCGATAATGTTAATCCACATCCAACACAGTGATCCCACATCTACCGTAATAGAAGTAACCTTTAGCGGATCATCAAGACCCCTAAAATAAATCTTTTGACCAGTTGGCGTATACATCATTTCAAGCGGTGATTCAGTGATTTTCCAATAGGCCTGAACACCTAATCTGTTAATCGCCCATTTTAATTCCGTAAAGCACGAATCTTTCAGCGTTCGAAAGGTCTTTCTTACGACAAGGATATTAGAACCAGGATATTTAATCATATTCGTTATAAACCATAATGCAGTAGTCTTTGACTTCTTGCTTGCACGGCTGCCTTTAACTACCCTGTAACGACCTTTGAATTCCCAAAACTGCTTATAACCCTTTCCGACTACATCAGGAAGATATATTTTATTCTTCAAGCTCATCACCCCCTACGATAACAACTGGAATTGCATTCTCAATACTCAATTTATCAGTAAAGATACCGTATCTCTTACCTATTAGTTCCGCAGCTTTTATCTGCTCTTTTGCACCAACAAGTTTTTTCATTTTCCTGGCAGACGACATACCGTCACCATCACCCTCAACTACCACAATTTCCTCTTCTTTTTCTCCACGCATAACGGATGTCAGATATTTCATGACCTCATTTGCTTTGGCCACGCGCTCATCCTCAAGCTGTTTCAAGCGTTCGTCTAATTCAGCCTTAACCGATGGTCTACTGAGGCAAGCACTTCCAGATTTATTCGCGTGTTTTTCGCTGTATCCTGCTTTGATAGCCGCTTGTGTTGCATTGCCAAGCTCTATGTAAAAGTCTATAAATCTCTTTTGTTTTTCGGTTAATACGGCCATATGACCACCTCGTTTTTTGGCATAGAAAAAGAGCCTAAATCATATAGGCTCTTTTTCTATTCTCTTTTCGTCTTATCGAATAAAATTGGTCCACATCTTTTTTTCTGGCACAGGAGGCAATATTTCTGACTTTTTTCCTGCCTCTATGCATTTTAAAAGCCACGCCATATTATTACCAAGAGTTCTCATAACCTGCAAGCCCTCTAAATCCTGTTTTACTTCTTCTGGCGTACTGCCATGTACCATATTCCAATACTGTGAAGGTACAACAGGCATATTGGAAATGGTAAAATACTTATTAAGCTCATCAAGAGTCGCAGTCGTTCCCGCACGTCTAGCAGATACAATTGCTGCTCCTGGCTTGTATGCAAAGTTATTTCCTGCATAAAACACTCTATCTAACAAACTAATCAAACTGCCGTTAGCAGAAGCATAATATACAGGCGAACCGATAACAAGTCCATCAGCCGTTTCCATCTCATTAAGTAATTCATTAGCCAAGTCATCATTAAAAATACAACGACCGTTCGCACACTTATTACAGCCAATACAGCCTCTCATAGGTTTTGCCCCGATATGGATCATTTTTGTTTCAATACCGTTTTCTATTAACTGTGATTCCACTTCTGACAATGCTGTAAAAGTACACCCTTTACTATGCGGGCTTCCATTTAGCAAAATAACTCTCATATCCGTTCCTCATTTCTTTTAATTCTCTTGCAATATCATTTATTATATCTTACAATATTTATATGAATAATAATAGTATGCACTTTTTAGATAGATACTATCAAAAAGGAGAGTATGAAATGAATTGCGATGAAGAAGTAAATGACATTCCTTTCACTTATGCCATGTCATTAATCGATGGAAAGTGGAAAATGCATATTCTATTTTGGTTACTAAAAAAAGAACCCCTTCGTTATGGAGAACTCAAAAAGCGACTTGGACGCATCACGCATAAAATGTTAAGCACCCAGCTTAAAGAATTAGAAAAAGACGGCTTGATTAACCGCAAAGAATATCCACAAGTTCCCCCTAAAGTCGAATATAGATTAACTGAAAAAGGGATATCCCTTATGCCTGTACTAAATTCTCTCTGCCAATGGGGAGGCGAACATTATCCAGAAGTGCCCTCAAAATAAAAAGCGCCTAGCCGATCTAGCAGCTAAGCACTCGTTTTATTCACCAATATTATTTTAACATATATTTTCGTTGCACAGTTCGCACTTTTATATATATCCAATATTTTTTGCAATATCGAATAAGAATTTTCTCCGATGCTTATAAAAACATGTCTTCCCCATTGATAAAGGTTGATACTCAAATATAAAATTTCGTCCATATATACAACTATCCCATATAGCATCCGTTAGTCTTTGCCTTTCTGTTTCAGAAATAATATCAACGCCTATTTGAATTCTGGATTGTTCAACTGATCGCATTAATTTTGTATCAATATCGTTTTCTATCATTTCGAGCTTAATAACTTTATCATATGTAGGATTGCCAGTCATATTACCCTTAGGTTGCCCATCAGATGGTTTTGTTGAGCCATATATAATAGCTTCTCGCTTTTTATGATATTCATCTTTTCTGCGGTCATATCCTCTAACAATTGATATACATTGCATTTTCAAATCATCAGGTAATTTGTATTTTGTTTGGCTCAATACCATTCCCCCCCTTAATCCTCACACGCGCGAAGATGTCTATTTTTGTCTATCTCATTTTTTTTGGCACACCTCACACCGTCCTTATCTTCACATGAGGATACCTACTTTTCAGCACTTTCATTTTTACCTTAAAAACGTCAGTTTCAACGCCCTTCGTATCCACAACTTCATAATGTCCATCAGGATAAAAAACAATAAAATCCGTCTCATAAATGGAGCCACGCTCATCATCTATCCCCTCTGCTACAATCATATTACCGTGATGTGTAAATCCATCAATGGCACCAGAGCGAACGAGTAATTTTAAGTTGCTGTAATATTCCGCTTCTTTCTGGCTGTCAAAACATATTCCGTCCAGCTTTATTCTTTTGGCATTGTATTTGTTTTTCTTTTTTGGCTTTTTGACTGGGCTCTTCTTGTCACCATGGACTTTCACATGGGGATTTTTATTTAAAATCGACTGCAAATCATCTTCTGATATATACAAGCCTTATTCCCCCTTGCCATACTTAGCAAGCTTTTGTGCTGCTAATCTACTAATCTCGTCATAATCATAATCCCTGTCATTAGACAAGCCTATGCCTTTAGCAATCTTGCAATCGTCTTTCCACCTCTCGCCATTTAGAAACGTGGCGGGATGAGGTATGTATTGACCATTGTCCTTAGTCCATTGGTCTGATGCGTTCCATTTGCGAATACCTGCAATGATTGTGTCTTTAAGTTTGTCGTTTGGTTTTAACTTGTTCCAAGCCTTTAACGCGTCTTTCTTGCCAACTTTTTTCGGATAACAATCCCAAAATTCATCAAACCCACCTGCGACCTCTTGTTTTTTAGAGGGCGCTATGAGGGATTCGGATTCTCGAATAGGATTGGATTCGGATTGGATTGGATTACGGGAACATTTGCAATCATCTGAAATCATCTGCATGCAGTTGATTTCATGTGCATTTACGTTGTCAGGAGACGGAAATTTACTCTTTTTTGCTCTGATGGACTGATGGACTTCCCATGATGGGAGATATAGGTAGGGCTTACTGTCACAATCGTACAATCTCACGCAGCCTACATCCGCCAACTTCTGAAGCGCACCAGAAACATCCTTGAGTGCAATCCGTTCCTTTAACGGAAACAATCTTGCTTTCAAAATGGCCGGACGTGCATCCATCCGGCCGTAATCATCACAATTTACGATAAGGCGGTAAAAGAAAACCTCTTCAAACCAAGACAGTTCATCAACACTTTCACTCGCGCAAATGCTTTCTTTGATGATCCTGTTTGGCATTATGTATCCCCTCTTTCATTAAAACGGAAGGTCATCTTCCGATCCGTCCATAGATTCGAAACCCTGAGGAGTTTCTCCGTTATCTAATTTATTAATATATTCAGCAATGCCGCTATCCGCATAGTTTTCAGCCTTCTTAATCTTTTCTTGAATGAACTTAGGTAATTCAGTCCACATAGAAAACGTATCCGGTTCAGACAAATCAAAATAGATTAATTCATGTGCCTTGGGAGCAACCATTCCTTTGGGAAATCCCATAATAGAGGCAATGTTTGCGTAGATGTTTCCATCAGACCCTTGGTTATGTATAATCTGCATCTGGCACGGTACATGCAATATGTTTTTCATGTCGAACCCAGCTAATTCAGTCGATGTGAACGCCCTGCCACGCCACGCTTGCAAATCTTTTCTAAGTCCACTCTTTTCATGTAGTGAGTTGCCATATTCCTTATGAAACACTCGCGGGGTTTCTTCTCCATTAACCTCTACGGTTTCCCCTAAGATCTGCCACCCAAGCATAATCTTTTGCTTCGAATTTCCAAATTTCTCACTCTTTTGAACGCCTATATCAACTAACCTTGTACATATTGCTTGGTAAATCCCCTCTGTAAGAGGTGGTATGCTGCTACCTTTACTTTCTTTTGCAATAATAGCCATAAGTATTTCTCTCCTTCTTAAAACGGTAAATTTTCTTCTTTTAATACAATAGGGCACTTTTCGCCCACTCCGTCAAACGGATACAATATATATTCGTCCGTAAGTAGGCACCTGAATCGATGAAGCTTGTCCTCACTCCGACAGAATCGGCACCACTGGCAGACGGTTCGGTCTTCAGGAAAGCTCACCGGAATGATAGCCTCCCCATAGGTATAAAACCGCACTCCTTTTTCAAATGCCATTTATACCACCTCTTGATAAACATAGTTCTTTTGCTCTTCTAGTTCCACAATATCACAGTTTATAAGGCTTAATGCTATATCTATATAGTCAATCACATTGGTAAAATACACATCTTTATATTTGCCTATAGGCGCTTCATTTCTGACTCTATTTAGGCATTCTTTCATATTATCCAATACTTCCAATCTATCCTCTATCTGTTCCAATTTATTGTTATTTAATGGCACTCTTGACACCTCTTATCTTTTGTATTACAATTTAATTAGTTATTTTACCTTTGTCCGCTTGAAGTTACAGCTTCGGCGGACTTTTTACTGCCCTTTTGGCTTGGCATCTTATCCACATTATCTAAAAAAACATATGTACTTATCCCCAATGCAATCACAACTATTAATTCGCCACCGATTGCAAAGTATCCACGCTCGGCATAGGCATATGGTGCTAATAGCTTGTACATAAAATAGGCAAATAGAATAGATATGGCGATTTTGATTAATATCTTACCTAAGGACCATAAGATTTTTTTCATTGGTATCGCTCCTTCCTCTTGCATTATTTTTCCATTAGCGATATAATTCGGCTAAAGGAGATGTTTAACGTGGATTTATCTAATAACTCAAGTGATTCAATTAATAAACTTGCATTTTCAATGCAAAACCTAGTCGAAAAAGCAATTAGACCGGCACTCTATGAGTTGAATAAAGCTGAAAGCACGGCTATAAAATCTGCGCTTAGTGGTATTTCAATGCAAAACACAGTCAACAGATATTTAGAAAACATTTTACCAAATGTATCTTTATATGAAGCATTTAATATGCCGTTCTCCCAATTAACGTATTCAATAGAAAGCTTAAAGAAAAGCATAGTAAGTGACTTTAATCTTTCATATGATGCAATGTTTCTTCCTATAAACAGCCCAATAAATAAACTTGAAATACTATCATCCGTCATTGATGAATTACCGCTAGAAAATACAACCGAGATTAAAGAAATTATAGAAAAAGAAAAATCCAAACCTCAAATATCACTTTCTGATTTAATCAATTGCATCGTTCTCGCAATAACCATTATTACATTTATGTTGTCCCAAATTGATTCAGCTCGTCAAGAACAGCATAATCAGCAAGTTATTCAGCAATTGCAAAAGCAAAATGATACACTTGAAAACTTATTACAAATAACCATTGACGAAGCTTCTAATAGTCCTGAGAATTAAATCCAATATTTGATTATATTGATGGTGAAACACTATCGTCGAAGCCGTTAATGCAATAGCTTCTGTTGCAATGATAATTAGAATCATTAATTGCATTTTTTTAACTTGCTCCATTTCTTTTTTTAAATCATCCATTTTTCTCATCCCTTTCTAAACTGGTATGCGCTATTCTTTACACATTACTTGTTTTAACTTCAAACATTGCTATTGAAGCTACAGGAATAACAAAATCGTCTTTGCCTTTCCCTTCAATAACCTTTCCAGGCAATTCATGCCTTCTAATATCACTCCTAACTTTTGCTACGTCTTTTTGGAGATATTCGGCATATTCCTTTGAATTAAGGTTTGGTTTGCCGAATTTTTCTAAGAGGTATTGCAATATTTCTCGGAAGTATTCAGGTTCTTTTGCCATTGTAAAACTCCTTTCTATGTAAGAATCCGTTTTATTGGACTGTCTCTGTGTTATTCTATATGTGTTAGAAATCAAGCTATTGTTTGCTTGTATTCTTGCTCATATGTAATGAGAACGCCAATTGGGACATCAAGCGCATTAGACAGCTTTGAGATAATAGCAAGATTTATGTCCTTTTGTCTTTCTCCGTTTTCTATCAAATTATAATAACTTAACGAAATGACAAGTTTATCAGCCATATCTTGTTGCGACATTTTGCGGTCATCGCGTAAATTCTTTAACCACTCTCTCATTTTATCACCCGCTTTCTTGACAATACGTAAAGAACACTTTAAATATTACACTATTATTTACATATTGTCAAGATAACATTAAGATTTTTTTACAGTTCGTAAAGTTGTATTTACTTTACTATTTGTAAAGTGTATAATTTTGTTGAAAGAGGGTGAAAAGCAATGATTGGAGAAAGAATTAAAGAATTGCGCAAATCAAGAAAATTAACATTAAAACAGTTTGGTATTCAATTTGGCTTAAGTGAGAGTACAATTAGCCAATATGAAAATGAAAATAGAACGCCTGATTATGAAGTGCTAAAAAAAATAGCTGATTTTTTTGAAGTTTCAACCGATTATCTATTAGGTAGAACTGACGAACCCTCAACAAAATCCCTAGATGAGCAACTCGAGGGGGTTAACTTTGCATTATACAAAGAGGCCGAAGAATTGTCCGATGCGGATAAACGAGACGTTCTAAACTTTATACAATTCATGAAACAAAAGAAACAGAAAGAAAAATAAAACGGGTGATGCGATGGAATTAAAAGAACTATATCAGTTGGCCGAGGACAAAGACATCAGTGTTGAGCATTTTCATCTTGAGGAAAACAAGGCGCTTACAGCTGAATATATTTCAGGTTCGTTCGCCATAGCACTTGATGATAAGAAAATAGAAAATAAAACAGAAGAAAAAATGTGCCTAGCACATGAATTAGGTCATTGTGAATCAGGGGCATTTTACATGGCGCAAAGTAAATTTGAGACAATTGGACGATGTGAGGCCCGTGTGTTTCGGTGGCAAGTAAAAAATATGCTTCCGTATGAAGAGCTTGAGCAAGCCATCAAAAAAGGATACACCGAAAGCTGGGAACTCGCCGAATACTTTGACTTGTCGGAAGAGTTTGTGCGTAAAGCTGTTGAGTATTACAAGGATATAGAATAAAAAAGAGCCTATCCGTCTACCAACGAATAAGCTCATAAGATATAAAGCGTTTCTGGAAACCCCTTATAAGAAAATTATACATATATTGACGAAAAATGTCAATATAGAAGGAGAGTACATCATGAAATGCACAAATTGCGGAACAGAACACAACTCAAAATTTTGCCCCCAGTGTGGAGCACCTGCAGTGCCACAGCAAACATATCAAGGAACTCCAACGCAACCGCAACAACAATATCAGCCTCCTACATCACCACAGCCACCATATCAAGGAACTCCCTATCAACCCCCTGTACCACCACAGTCACCGTATCAAGGGGCTCCCTATCAACCTCCCGTGCGACCAAAGAAAAGGCTTGGATGCTTAAGAGCTATTCTAATTGTTGTTGTTATCTTTATAACTATTGGTATTATCGCTGCCGTAGTCACGAGCAACACGAGTAATTCGACCGGAACTCCTACAAAATCAACTTCTCAAACAACCTCAAGTCCTGCCAATAAACCAGGAATTTCAAAAGCTGAATATGACCAAATTAAAAATGGAATGTCATATAATGAAGTTAAAGCTATTATTGGTAGTGATGGTGAATCTATGTCTGAAGTGGGCGAGAAAGGTACTGATTACTATACAGTTGTATATATGTGGAAAGGCGAAGGAATGATTGGGGCCAATGCAAACTTTACATTTCAAAATGATAAACTCCAGATGAAAGCTCAAGTTGGTTTAAATTAATAAATAAAAAAATGCCCCCTACCCTGTTCGAGCAAGGTAAGAGGCTGATAGAGTGTACATGATGCACACATCACCAAAAATATTGTATCATGTACGCTCTTAATTTACAAGAAAAGGAGTGTATTTTTTTATGGCACGATATAAAAAAAGAAAAGACGGATTATATTCAACTCGTACTACAGTCGGCAAAAATCCTGACGGGAGTCCCATAATAAAAACAATTTATGCTAAAACGCAGGCCGAATTAGAAACAAAAAAATCGGTTGCAAAACTAGGCCCTGTTGTTAAGCATAATTTTAAAGAACTATCAGAAGAAATGCTTGCCGAGAAAGAAAAATTAGTGGGAGTTAAAACATACGAGGGATACAATCAAGCGTTAAAGAAACTAGAGAGTTTATATCAATATGATATTGAAGATATTTCTATAAGTATGATTGACAACATTTTATGTGATTTAGTTAGCAAAGACTTCTCTTATTCATTAGTATCAAAAGTTAAAATTGCATACTGCTCAACTGTTAAATACGCTATTAGAAAAGGCGTACTAATAAATGACTATACTCGTATCATACAAGTGCCTAAATCGGCTAAAAAAGGTGAAAGAACGCAAATAACAGATAATGATATAAAAGTGATAAAGAATAGCACTAATGATGAATTTGGGTTGTATCCTTTTATGATGTTATGCACAGGAATGAGAAGAGGAGAAATACTGGCTCTGCAATGGAAAGATATAGATATTAAGGGCGGTCAAATATATATAAACAAAGCAGTAGAATTTATCGGAAATACTCCTAGTGTGAAAGCACCCAAGACTGAAAAGGGAAACAGAAGTGTTCCTATATTAAAAACTTTAAAACCATATTTATCGCAAGGAAAATTAAAAACCGAAGATGAAGATTATTATATATTTGGCGGTAAAAAACCTTTAACACTTATTATGATAAAAAAACGTTGGAAAAAATATATTGATGATCATGGTTTAAACATCACCCAGCACCAACTAAGACACACATATGCAACGATTCTTTACGATGCTGGAATTGATGCCAAAATGGCGCAATCTTTATTAGGACACGCAGATGTGCAAACCACCCTAAATATCTATACACATATCTCGGATACTACCCCACAGAAAATCACAAACAAAATAAATAAAGCAATAGAAAAGCTAAAATAA